TTCGTCTTGGATGATACCCATATAAGGGCGGGGATGTCAAAGTGGCGTAAAAGCCAAGCCAGAGGGGTCTAATAGCGTGGCAAATAAAAAGCCCCCATCGCTGGGGGCTTCGTCTTTCGACCTGTTCTTTCGGATTACGAAGTGAACACGATGCGGGCGAGGCCGTTGGGATTACCAACTGCCGAGCCTTGGATGAAGTTGACGTTGAAGTGCATCTTACCTTCTTGCCAATTGTAATACTGGCGGAAAGCGAGGGAGAACTTGCTGTCATTATCCGTGATGGTTTCCTGCGTGCCACCACCGACGCTGATTTGAGGAGCCACGCGGGTCGCGATCACTAAGCCTTGCTTAGCGGAGGCGATGCCTGCGAGTTCAGGATACGTGCCGACGCCGGGGAAACCAGAGTATTCCCACAGCTTCAAGCCGTGGATTTTGCCGAGGAATCCGTTGGCGTTTTCGTTAGCTTGGCCTTCGCGGATGACGGAGTTGTCACCGATTGAAAGGTATTGGGCCACGGTGGGGTCAGCAAGGAGTTGACCGTAAGCGTCAGGAGCGATGAGGGCGGTGCGGCCTTCATAGGGGATGTTCATCGACGTCAATTTCGTGACGATTGGAACGATACCGCTCGCACGATTGAACGAAGAGGTTGCGCCCGAATAACCGACATTGGAGAAGTTGCCAGCGGTGCAAAGAGCAAGCAAGTTGTCGAACATCGACTTCGCAACGGACTCAGTCATAGGACCGAGGAACACGCGTTGGAGCATTTCGGCAGAGATAGAACCTTGTTCTAAGTCCGTGAAAGCGATGTCCACGTAAGTTTGAGTCGTGAGCTGGACAGGAATGTCAGTGGCGACGGCGGATTGCTCCACGAAGCCCACGGTGGGGTCGTAAGAAGCAGCGGTCAAGGGGCTAGCGAGGCGGGTATGCACCACGTTGCCGATGCGGTCGACATACGAGGAGAAATCCGTCACCGCGATTTCCTTGATGGGTTGGAGGACAGGAACCAGCGTGCGCAGCGTTTCGGCAGCGACAAACTGAGGTGCAAGGCCTTGATTTAAGACAGAATTAGTTGCCATAGTGTGTTAGGTTTGTGTGTGAAAAAGTGATTTATTTGTAGCCGAGGTGTTCGACGATTGCCGAGCGGTGTTTGATGTAAAACGCTTGCTTCTCCTTGCCTTGGGGCATCTTGAGATACTCGTCCCAGATTTCGGCTCCGGTCTTAGCCTTGCCGTTCTCGACGTTGCCCGCGGTAATTTCCACAGGGGTCGCACCAGCGGCGGCGATGATCACGGCGGCCTTCTTGCCGACAGACTCGATTTGCGTGAAGACTTCGTTTTTCTTCTTTTCCGTCGATGCCAGGGCGTTGAGTAATTCCTCTACCTTGGACTTTAACTCATCACGCTCAGCGACTGCACCAGCCGAGGCTTCTAACTTTTCAGCGACGGCGGCGAACTCAGCTGCGAGGGTGTCATTCTTGGCCTTGAGTTCGGCAATCTCCTTCGCGTGGGCTTCGGCCTCGGCGGACTTGTTGGAGAAAGCAGACTTGAGTGCTTTTAGCGTTTCTTCGAGAGTCATTGTAAAGGGGCGTTAATGTCAAATTACAGGTTTAGGAAATGCCCCGACCTTTGTGCTTTTTAGCATCTTGCTTGTCGTGCTTGTCATCGGTCGTGACACCCATCTCGGAGTCGCTGGCCTCATCGTCCATTCGGGCGATGGTGTCAGGGTGGACACAATGATAACCCGCTTCGGCGTAAGCGTCAGCGCAGGCTTTGTCGTTTTCCACGATATGACCGATGTGATGGCCTTCGGCCTCCAGGCGTTTGACCGCTTCGACCTTGTATTGAGGGGTAGGCATTTTGGCGTCCGCTTCGGGCTTCATATGCAAAGCCGCGTGAGGGACTTCGTGCTTTTCGAGGTAATGAGAAACGTCCGCACGGTCGGCTTCCATACGCCCGGTGACCACGTGAACCTTGCGACCAGCCTTATCCATTTTCTTTAAGTGGCGGGCGACCGCGGTGTTGAGGGACTCAGCTTCGTCTTCGTTTTTAATCGTGCCGTCAAAGTCGCTGATCACGAGGTGGTGCTTGGCGTCCGCTTCGGCGTCTGCCTTGGGTTCTTCGTCGCCGTCGTCATCGTCGTCGCCTTCGTCGTCCATCTTTACAGGCAACTTCTTATTGGAGTCCGTTGGGATTTCGGGATGCCCCTTGTCGTCGTCGGACTCGTCTTCGTCGTCTTCCTCGTCGTCCACCTTGGGCTTTGACGTGGACATATTGATTTTAAGACCTTTCAGCGCACGCTTGGAGGCGGATTCGTATTTCTCAAATTGCTCTTCGATAACTTCGTCGCCGTGGCGTTTGTCATTTTCCTCGTCGGCTTCCATTTGCTTAGCAACTTCGGCGTCGAGGGTTTCCATCATTTCGTCGAAACCATTAACCAGACCTGTCACCAAACCAGCGTCGGCTCCTTTCTTGCCCGAGAAGGTTTGTCCTTCCATCGAGACATCTTCGACAAAGGAACGGACAGATTTAACGGCCTCGCGGAAGTCAGAGAAGATTTCATCAACTTCCATTTGAAGCATCGCACGCTGGCCTTCGTCAAGGGACGTGCCAGGGATACCAGCACCCTTGAACATACCCGCCTTGATGACGTCCATCTTGACGCCTTCGTTGGCGTAGGCTTGGGTCATATCAGGGTAAGCAATATAGACGCCGACCGAACCGACCGTAGCCGATGGGGTAGCAAAAAATTGCTTGGCTTGCGAACCGAGCCAATAAGCAGCGGAACAGGCTTCGCTGTCCGTGAAGGCAATCGTGTTCTTCGAGCAGTTTTTAATACGATTGGCGAGTTCAGGGACGCCGACCGAGCAACCGCCGGGACTGTCGATTTCAAAAACGATGGTCGTGACGTCGGGGTCGCGTTCGGCGGCTTCCAGCATCTCTTCAACGTCCTCGATGTCACAGCACCCGCAAAGCTTCTCCATATCGGAAAGACCTTTGCCGATTACACCGCGAACAGGGATGAAAGCGTAGGGAGGGAACTTCTCGTAAATCTCAACTTCGCCGAAAATAGCTTTAATCATATCGCCCACGTCCGACATCTTCGTCCCGAGAGGAAGAGAAGTCACCGAAGCGGCGCGTTCAAGATACGCCGACGCTTGCGAAGGCTGGATAAGCAGGGGGCGATTCCCCTTCACGTCTTTGAGTAAGTTTTTCATCGTAAATTATTTGGTTAAAGGGGTGAAGCCTTCGTCGTCAGCTTCGGGGGCTGACTCTTGGGCGGAAATGTCACCGTCGATGTCGGGAATCTGAGCGTTCTGAGGCATATAGATACGCCAAGGCTCGACGCCCGCTTCCTTCGCTTTGTCGAGGATGTATTTCTGCTCTAGGATGCGACGATCTACTTCCTCGTAGAAATCCATACCCTGCTCCGCGAAATGGTCGGACAGGGTTTTAAGACCCATTTGAATGTCCCGCTGATTTGCGGTAGCATCACGGCCTGCGTCCACCGTCACCTTGCGGGTCGTCACCCAATTCACGCGGTGGAAATTGTCATTAGGGGGCAATTCGCCGTTGGCGATGGCCTTTGAGATAACGTAGTAATAAACAGGGTTGCAGAAGCGGTCGATGAGGACTTTCTGCCGGGCTTCAAATTGGCGTTGAGCTTTGGAGGTGACGAGACGGACGCCCGAACCGCTGACTTCGGAAGGATTGCAGACGAACTCGTAAGGTAAGACGCCACCGGAGGAATCCCGGTTGTTGAAATCCATAAACGTCTGGAAGTTTTCATTTCCACGCGTCGAGGTGTGCGATTCCAACTTCTCCCCTGGAGCAAGGGCGAGGATTTTACCGCCGATGAATGAACCGACTTCCTGAGGATTGTTGTAAACATTGTTGCTGTTGTTGCCGTAAACCGCGTAATCCTGCGGACGCATATTGAACGCCTGAAAGTCCGCAACGTCGCCGGCGAATTGACCCGACTCTTTCGTAATCGTTCGCACGATGTCGGCGTTCGCTTTCTGGGCCTCGCGTTCCAGCGACATCATTTCAAGGTTGTCGATGATCGCGTTGAGCGAGTGCTGGATTGGCGAGTAGGCTCGCGCACCCGTCACTTGCTCGGGGTTATGCACGTGCATCATCGACGGAGCGGAGACGAGGCGGGTATCTCCGTCCGATTTAATGACATTATAACCTACGACCGCCCCATATTTGTTAAACATTATACCGTCCACCAAACCTTCGGGGACGTTCCCCGAATAGTTGGTCGTCCCTACGCGGTGCGATTCGATGAGTTGCAGTAGCGGGTTGCCTTCGGGGGTGAAGGTTTTGAGGACGAAGATTTCACCGTCGATGTCGATGCGTTTGCAGACGATGGTCTGACATTCGCTAAAGTTGTAGCGGTTCGTGATTTCGCAGGGACGGTTGCCCCAATCGGTAAAGTATTTGTGGGCGAGTTTGTCCCACGCTGCGTCCCCGGTAGAAGGTTGGGCTTTGATGCCGTCGCCCACGGAATAAAGGGCGTAGTCGGAAATCATTTGACGCACCAAACCACTATTGACCGAGAGCCAACGCATTTTGCGCGTAAGCTCTTGACGGTCATAGGTCGTCATCACCTTCTTGAAGTCAGCAGGGAAAGGCGTGTTGACCCATTGGCGCTTGTTCGAGAACTTCGCACCCTCAAATTGCGAGAACACGCCACCCGCGTAGCCACCGTTCGAGAAGTCGGCTCGGGCTTTCAAATCGCCACGCTTGCCCGCAGCCTTTTTAGGCGACGGAACATTGGCGATAGGTTTCTTAACGGGTTTTTTGGATGCCATACAAAATTATAGACCGCGAAACGTCCACATCCCGTTGTAAACTCGGACAATGTCTCGTGGGCCGTAAGTGTTGGGGTCTAAAATCTGTAAAGCATAGCGACATTCAACGAGGACGCGTTGCGGATCCATCGGGAACTGCTTGGAGACGGAAGTGCCTGAGTCCGTGTAGGACATCATCGTCTTACCCTCTAAAATCATAGCCGCCGCTTGGTCGCGGATTGCCTCAATCGTGGGTTGAGGGAGGACGAGAAAGCAACCTGTTGGGTTAACAGCCATAATTGGGCGAACTTGTCAAAGGTCGGACAATCCCCCCATGAAAAGGGACTGCCCGATGCCACTTGCCCCACCAAATGCCCATTTGAAAGCAAGCGCAGGGTGAGAGTTGAGGGGTTTGCCACGTGTGTCAAGCCGTTGGAGCCTCCGAACCCGCTTCATTTGCTGCCTCGGTCGTGTCCCCAAGCTTCCCGGTCAGACGCCACGCAAGGGCTGGGAGCATCCCGATGACCTCGCAATCCCAGAAGTGGTTTTTATTTCGCTCGATGGCCTGCCAGATGACTTTGCCGTTATCAGTGATGACCCGACGCTCGGATTGCATCTGCGCTGCATACTCTTCGGGGGTGTCCATCGCTCGCGTGTGCCGTTTCCATTTTATCATCGCAGCCAAGGAGTCTTTGAAACGGAGGTTGGAGAAGTAAAAAACCTTGCAACGGCGTTGCCCCGACATTTCGACGACGGGCTGGGAATAGGCTCGCAACTCGTTTTTAACGGCGTTGTTAGGCAGGCGAATCTTCCAAATGAAGTCGTTGCGCTGATCGCCACGCGTAGCGTTCCAGCCGTATTCCCCGCAGGCCGTGATGACTTCGTCCTTTTGATAACCGCAGTCGACAAACACATTGGCAGGGTGAACGCCCTGTTGCTTTTGAATGTCTAAAAGATTGCTCCACGTCAGGGAGAACCCGCACCCGCGAAGCCGAGAAAGCCCCTCGCCGTTCCAACTGCGGATGACCCAATAAAAACCATTTGCCTGCACGTCCACGCCCATAAAGCGGAAGGGGACGAAGTTGGGGTCGCTGCGTTGCTCGGCGACGATAAGACGACCCGGCGTTGGCTTGCCTTTAACGAACCCACCTTCCTCGCTCCAAGTGTCACCGAGCTTATATTCGCCGACCTGGGAATCGAGTTTCACCTCGTAAGTTTCTTCACGCCAGGGAATCGCAAGGCGTTTCTGGGTGAACTCGCGCAAGGCCGTTAAGTTGCCCAGCTCTTCATTTAACTTTCCAGCCTCCAATCGCTCCACCGCCAAGTCGCCCCAAGATAATCCCCATTGTCCGCAAAGGGCGTTCCAATAATACCCGCGGCGAGATTTAGGGGCGGTCGGGTTGGTGATGACGTAGGACGCCGAGGCGTTCATTTCTGCCCGCGTTTGATTGGAGTCCTTGAAGTGGTGGTCGCAGTTTCGGCATTTGTAAGTTGTCCCAGACCTAACTTTCTCAAGGTCAAACCCGGTTGGACTTTTTGCGGACTCAGGGTAAACGATTTGCTCCCAAAGGAAAGGCTGCTGGTGGTTGCACGATGGACAGACAAATGACCAAACCCGCTTATCCGTCGTTTCAAACCAATTCGACCAATCGTCCCCCTCAGTGCCACCTTGCGAAACGAGGACAACTTTAGACTGCCATCGAAAAGCGGTCGTTCGAGCTAGGGCTTCTTTTAGGTTGCCGTTGCCCCATAGCCAAACTTCGTCGCCTAAAATATAGCGGATGGAACGGCGTTGAAGGTTGCGCTCATTGTTTGCACCTAGCACCCAGCAAGTGTTTCCACGGAACTGAATCGCCCCTTGTTTTGGCACACCGTCGGGGCCGATGAGAGATTTGATTTTCGGGACGCTGTCCCACAGCACACGGAGCCGGGTTTCAAGGAAGTCGTTAGCGTTTCGGTCAATGTCCTGCAGGATCAGCGTGGGGCCGGGTGCGAGGGCGGGGATAATGAGCGACGCCCCTTCGATGAGCCAGGACTTGCCAGATTGAACGCACCCCAGCGCCCCGATTTCCTGCACCTCGGGGTCGGTCAAACAGCGCAACGGTTCGGCAAGCCACGGCGAATTGCTAATGCGGAAAGGGCCTGACTGCGGCGAGTAAGGGATTGTCCGCACATTGTTTTCAAGAAACTCGACAGGGTCTTTATGCGGGTCGGGAGCCATCACCTCCCGAAGGCGGGTTTCAAAATTAGTGACCATCGGCATCACCTTCCTCGATGGCGGGCATTTCGGGGATGGCGGTATCGACGACTTTGACGAGTTCCTCCCGCGTCGTTTCGTCAAGGCGGGCAATCTTGCGGAGTAGTTTGTCGATGCGGTCGTCGATGACTTTTAAGGCCAGCCCGGGGTTGTCGGGATTTGCCTTGGGTGCGATTTCAATACCCAACCCGATAAGGTCGGCTCGGATTTCGGAAAGGACGCGGGCAAAGTCTTGGAACACGTCCTCGGTTTTGACGTAAAGCTTTGAAGCGATGTCCTGCTCGAACACCATCCGCTCAATCCGCATCTCCCAATTTTTGGAGTCGTTGTAAATCTTGGCGAGACGCTGCTCATCCGCTGACCCCGACGCTTGGGCTTTCTCCCATTTGCGCTGGGCGATGGCGACTAGCCGGCGGTGATTGCGGAGCGAGTCTTTGAGAGTGACATTCTCGGCGCCCGCTACGTCGGCATCATCGACTTTAACCTGGTCATCGTCGGAAGTCCGGCCTCGACGGTTAGATCGCTTAGCCCGCCAAGCCTCAGCCTCCGCAAGGGAAGTCAAAGGCATACCGGAGGCTTTCAACTGTGAGACGCGGGCGATGGAAACCTTCCAACGTTTAGCGAGGGAAGCCGATTGAAGCTCCAAAGGAAGGTCTTCGTCTTTAATGGGTT